TAAAAACAGTTTCTAATTTTGTTAAATTTGCTTTATTTTGTAATGTATTACGTAGCCCTTGATGTAATGGTTTAGGCCAGTTATTAAAACTTACCCAAGCAAATCCATTATGCTCTTCATTTAATTTTGGAATGAATTCAGTTTTTATTACGCAAAGATAGGTATGGAAATTAAATTTATCATCTCTACTAACAAATGTTTCTAGAGGAATAGACTTTATTATAGTAGGTGGATCACCTATTTCTTCTTTAATTTCTCTTTGTAATGCTTGAAATGGTATTTCTTCACTTTCATTAGTACCACCAACAAGACCCCAAACGTTATTTTGTTTGCTTTGTACTCTATGTAAGAATAAAAATCTTTGTGTATCTAATGTGTAAAAGAGGGCACCACTACATATAATATTAGCTGACATACTAATAATTATGCTAAAGTGCTACTCGCCAAGTGCCTTTTCGGTATTCGCCTTCGAAACTTAATGTCCATTCTGTACCGTCCCATTTATATTGGATACCGGTATTAAGGTTGGTTGTATATTTTATATCTACAGTTGAATCAGATCCATCATTATCACTAGCATTGAATACTATAGTCCAAGCATTACCATCCCATTCAATTATATCATTTTCTGATGCAATTAAATCATTACCACTAATATCTTTCCAAGCATCTGCGCCATCTACATTTGTTTGGTCTCCAATATCACCTAGTAATAAAATTCTAACACCACTTTGTTTAATATTTGTAGGATTAGTTCTTGTTGGATCAATTATATAATCAATAGTTCCTTTAGTAATTGCTGGTCCTTCAAATACTGAATTAGTTGGAATAGTATCAGTATCCCAGTTTACAATAATTTGTGTTTCATCTAATTCATTAAGTGCAATAGTTCCTATAACACTACCTAAATCTAATCTGTTTAAATAAAGTTTACTTAACCCAGCTATGTATTCTCCAGGTAATGCATCTAAAATTACTCGCCAATTTATTTCACCAGCAATACCTTTATCACCTAATACAGCAATACTATTAGTTACTATTAAATCATAATCTTTAAATGTAGTAATTGCTAACGACACAGCATCGGCTCTAGTTGCTGTAGCTGACTTGTCATGTTTAGTACTTGTAGCATCATCACCTTTAACATCTTGTGATTCACTATCATCGTAACGTTTAAGTTCAGGTTGTGAAGCACCTAAATCAATTGTTCCTTTAGTTTCATCAAAAATACTCATTACAACACTTGTTATAACTCCTAATTTTTTAACTTTAGCAGGAGGTGATATCCAAATAGGAGTACTAAATCCTATTTGTGCAACATCAATCATACTTTCTGTACCGATAGGAATACTTCTAGTTGAGAATTGAATGTTTTCTAAATCTACTACACTTAAACTAGTCCAGTCGATATAATTATCAGTTGTTTGAATTTCTAAACTTGGATTAAACAATACTAATATTTGTTCTATTATTTGTAATTTTTGTTCTGTATTAGTTGACCAAATATCACAATTTACAACTAACTTAAATGGTGTTGGTGCTAATCGTTCTACGGTGTAATTATTTCCTTGTGTATTTAAATATTCTTCCCCGTCAGCATCATAACTTCTTTCACGTAAATGAATTTTTCCTGTATAAGTTGCATCGATAGTTCTACTTCTATCCATTTCTAATCCAGTTACATAAACACTTATTCTAGGAGCACTAGGTATTTTATTCTCGCTATTATCTCGTATGATATGGCCAACCTGACGGGTAATGTCACCATACATTACAGGTATTTGTGTTAAATTACCCTTACCATCTTTATAAGAAAAGTTACTAAACAACCGTATAAGTTGAGTAATATAACGTCTTATTTGTCCATCATAAAAATGTTGCATTAATTATCTGCCTTTGGTTTAAGTGCTTTAGACAACGGTTGACGTTCTTTAACAGTTTCTGTTCCTATCACATTTTCTTTAGCATTATTAATAAAACCAGTTTTTATTGTAGTTCTTGTATCTGTATTTGTTAACGTCATACGTACTGCATCTTCCATTTTAATCCACCTGTTCCCATCATACCTAAATAATCTATTAGGTAAGAAATCTGTTCTTAAGAAATAATCACCTTTAATTTGTAGTGTTGGAAATCCTATACCATGACCAAACGCTTCTCCATTTGGTGCTATACCATCACCTAATAAGTAACCATCATAACCATTTCGTTCAGGTGTTTGGTTAACTCTGTCTGCTAATAAAGTTGCCTGCGATGCATCTAATGTATCAATATCTGTTGTAACAAGTTCTGGTTTACCATCTTTATCAACTTGTAATGTATATAAATGTTGTGTTTCATAACCTGACTTAGGTGCATCAGCTTCTGCTTGAGCAACAACTGCCTCATTAATTTGCATTTCTTTTTCATACGTAGACAATACATCACGTAATGTATTAGCTGAACCTTCTTCTGCTGGTAGATCAAGTATTTCTTTAAACTCTTGACTATCTACAATTTGTTTCATTTTTACACGATACAAATGTGGATACCAAGTTTGACTAAATCCTTCAGCCGCCCTATTAACATCTTCAACAACATAAAAACGTTTTAGTGCAAGACTAAAGTCATTAAGTGCATGAGGATCTTTTAAATGAGGTAATTCTATTACATCACCTGACATAATTTTTCTACCTAATGTTTTAACACTATCATTAATGTGCATAGTCATAAACAATGTATCATTTTGTAGGAATAATCCAAACTGACTCATATCAAAGTCAATATCTTGTACATTGTAAATACCCCTAGTATGATAAATGTCAGGATCATACTTTCTATCCCTATTTTCAAGGAATAGCATATCTTGTATATTTGTTTCTTTTACTGCATCGTAACGGGGTTGATCAGCTGTAGCGGCAGTTTCTTCAGGATTTTGTGGTCCTAAATACTTGTGAATAAAAACGTCAGTTCCACCGACTTGAAACATCTCCCCAATGTGCTTATCTAGGAAGATATAATCGTCACCGCGTTCGGGCTTATATAGTGTGAGTCTAGGCATCGTAACAGTATTTATTCGATGTCGGTATCCGATAAATACATATGGAGAGCATACAATATGAGCGATTTAGCTACACAAAAACAAGAAGTATATGATTATGTAAACCTAAGCCTCGGTGGAGGAATGGTTGATGTTGAGCTTGATCCAGCTCATTATGAAGAAGCCCTTAAAAAGGCTTTTGCTAAATTTAGACAGCGTTCTGATAATTCAGTTGAAGAATCATATTTATTTTTACCAACAGTAATTGATCAAAATACTTATATTTTACCAGAAGAAGTAGTCGAAGTTAGACGTATACATAGACGTTCAATAGGATCACGCACTGGCGGTGGAGATGGTGGTACATTATTTGAACCATTTAATTTAGCATATACAAATACCTATCTATTAGCAAGTACAAATATGGGTGGGTTAGCTACATATGAATTATTTGCAGGATATCAAGAACTTGTTGGAAGAATGTTTGGTAGTTTTATTGAATTTAAATGGAATACAACTACTAAAGAATTAACAATATTACAACGTCCACGTGCTCAAGAAGAATTACTATTATATGCTTATAATTACCGTCCTGATAGCCAATTATTAAAAGACTATCTAGCTCACCAATGGTTAAAAGATTATACACTTGCTACTTGTAAATATATGCTTGGAGAAGCACGAAGCAAATTTGCCACAGTAGCTGGTCCACAAGGTGGTACATCACTTAATGGTGATGCTCTAAAACAAGAAGCTATTGCTGAAATACAGCAACTTGACGAAGAACTTAAAACACAGGTTGCGGGTGGTCAAGGATACGGCTTCTCAATTGGTTAAAATTACACTTGACATTTAACTAAATTCCTCGTATAATATAGTCATAATGAGGAATGATCAAATGGTAATCGGAATATGTGGGCTTATTAGCTCAGGTAAAGATACAATAGCGGATTATTTAATTAAAGAGCATAATTTCCAAAAAATCTCATTTGCAGACAAACTAAAAGATAGTGTAGCGGCTATGTTTGATTGGGATCGTGAACTACTTGATGGCAAAACTGCTGAAAGTAGAGACTGGCGTGAACAAAAAGACACGTATTGGACTAATGAAACAGGTAAGGAAATTACCCCACGATATGTGTTACAACTGTTTGGCACAGAATGTATGCGTAACGGATTTTATGACGGTATATGGGTTAGTTTAACTAAAAAGAAAATATTAGATAATCCAGATACAAACTATATTATTCCAGATACACGTTTCCCCAACGAAGCTAAAATGTTATATGAAATTAATGGAGAAGTTTGGCGTGTTAAACGAGGAGAAGATCCGAGTTGGTTTAGCGAATATCAAGAATTAGGTGTTGAACCTACTACCATACACCCTAGTGAATGGGCTTGGGCACAAACTAAATTTAAACATATTATCAACAATAATGGTACTATTGACGAACTTAAAGGTCAGGTACTAAATCTCCTTGTTTCCAAGTAATACCTTCTTTATATAAAATCTTACTACAATTTGCACAAATAGTTTTTAAATTTGATGTACGAACATTATTAAGGTTACCATCTATGTAGTAAACATGAAATTGTTCTTTATGCCTACTACGAAATCCACACTTATCACAAACACTTTTTTGTTTGTATCCAGCAAGAGCCCACTTAGGTAACCCGGGTTCTTTGCTTCCACGCTTGGCACAGTTCTCACAAAGACTTCGATAATAAGGAACGCCTGCCTTATAATAATTAATTGCTACCGGCTTTTTACCGCATTTGCATAAAGGTCTCATAGTAATATTTATACCTCCCCTTTTCATATCCCTTTTGTATCCTAAATTAGCGGATCATTCCGTGGTGTTTTTTGGTAATTCATATAAATACTAACAATAAGATGACTTATGTCCAACGGGAGAACATACAATGGCTAATTTAGTATCACCAGGCGTACAAGTTCAGGTTATAGACGAAAGTTTCTATACACCAGCTGAACCAGGTACAGTACCTATGATATTCTTTGTGTCTGCACAAGATAAGACAAATGGTGCAGGAACAGGAACAGCTACGGGTACAACACTGAAACAAGCAGGAACACCTTTCTTGCTAACATCACAAAGAGAATTAACAGAAACATTTGGAGATCCAAGTTTCTATACAGATACAAATAACAATCCAATTAATGGTAGTGAGATTAACGAATATGGGTTACAAGCGGCTTATTCATACTTAGGTGTGAGTAACAGAGCATGGGTAACTAGAGCTGACGTTAACACTTCAGAATTACTTGCGGCGGCAGTAGAGCCAGCGGCAGATCCTGCAGATGGAACATTTTGGTTTGATACAGGAAATACACTATGGGGTATATTTGAATGGAACGCTAACGCGGCTACTGTTACTGGTGGACAGACATTTACTAATAAAATACCTTACGTAATTACAGACGAAACTAAAGTAACAAGTGGCGAACCTAAGACATCCGTTGGTCAAGTAGGGGATTACGCCGTTGTTGCAACAACAACTTTAAACAAAGTATTTTATAAAAATGCAGATGGCGCCTGGGTACAACTAGGAACAGCTAACTGGATTAAATCACACGCGACAGTAACAGGAACAGAGAGCAATCCGACATTAACTGCTAACGCTACTATGAGTGTTAACACTACAACAGTAGATGTTGCGGCAGGAACTACATTAGCGGCTTTGGTAACTGTACTAAATGGCTTAGGTATTGCAGGCATAACTTCAGCGGTTGTTGATGGTAAATTTGAAATTTACTCAACAGGCGTAGATGTTGTATTAGCAACAAATGGATCAACATTACTTTCAGAAGTTGGTCTAACAGCTGATACATTTAAAGCACCTGCATTACAAATTGGTCCACATACTGATGTACCAGCATTTAAAATAAGTGACGGTGCTACAAAAAGACCAACAGGGTCTATATGGATTAAAACTACACAACCTAACTTAGGTGCTCGTTTTAGAGTTAAGAAATTTAACGGAACGACTGACCTTTGGGAAGATATTGTAGCTCCAATGTATGCTAATAATCACTCAGCATTGTTTAACTTAGACAAAGCTGGCGGTGGTGTTAATTTAGCAATTGGTTCTTTATATGTTAATTACAATAACGCTGAAACAACAGACGTTGTAGCTGACTTTAAAATCCATAGACGTGTTACTACAGGAAACACAACTATTACAAGTGATATAATTACAACTCAACTTACAGCTACCACTTATGCATTTAATATCCAAGAGTCAATTGTTGGAACAGAGGCTCTAGGAGCAGATGTAACAGTTAGTGTTACAACTACAGCGGCATCAAGTGATGCTGACGAAGTTGCAGGAGCAATTAACTCAGCAGGATTTACTAACATTGAAGCTTCAGTAGATGCTTCAAATAGAATTGTTATTTCACATAACGATGGTGGTGAATTCCGCATTAAAGATACAGGTGGCGTACTTAACTTGGCTGGATATACAGCTTATGTAGATTCAACAACAGGTACACCTAACTTATATACAGCACCAACTGGCGACAGTACACACGATTTTGTTGCAAGTAACTGGCAAGTATTAACTTATACAGCAGGATCAGATGCACCAACTGCCTTAACAACAGACAACCGTTTATGGTACAGTTCGATTGTTGATGAAGTTGACATAATGATTCACAATGGTACTACTTGGGTAGGATATCAAGATTCAACAAGTCCATTTTATGAAGTTGCGTCAGCTGACAAAACTGACCCAGCAGGTCCGATTGTAGCGGCAACAGAGCCAACTTTACAATCAGATGGTACTGCACTTAAAAATGGTGATCTTTGGATTTCAACAGCAGATGTTGAAAACTATCCACAAATTTACAAATACAACGGCGCTACTTTAAAGTTTGTTTTAATTGATTCAAGTGATCAAACTACTGAAGACGGAGTTTTATTTGGAGATGCACGTTATAACACAGCAGGTGCTAATTCGGATAAAGAAGGAACTATTGCGGCACTATTAGTAAGTAACTTTATTGATACTGACGCTCCAGATCCAGCACTATATCCAAAAGGTATGTTGCTTTACAATCTACGTAGAAGCGGATTTAATGTTAAGAAATTTGTTCGTAACTATGTAAACACAGCAACTGACAATATTAGATTTGGCGACGAATCACAAGACGCCTACTATGCACACCGTTGGGTTACTGAATCAGCTAACCAACCAAATGGTGCAGGTAGCTTTGGACGTAAAGCTCAACGTAAAGTTGTTGTACAATCATTACAAGCATTAGTAAACAGCAATCAAAAAATTAGAGATGATGAATCAAGATTGTTTAACTTAATGTCTTGTCCTGGATATCCAGAACTAATTGGTGAAATGGTTACATTAAATTATGATAGAAGCCTAAGTGCATTTATTATTGGTGACAGTCCATTTAGACTAACACCAGATGCAACTACACTTAATAACTGGGGCAAAAATACAGCTCTAGCAGTTGAGGATAATGACGACGGACTTGTTACTTTTGATGAATACTTAGGTGTATTTTATCCAAGTTTATTTACAAGTGACAATGCAGGTAACAACGTAGTTGTTCCACCAAGTCATGGTATATTAAGAACATTTGCATTAAGCGATCAAGTTTCGTTTCCATGGTTTGCACCAGCAGGAACAAGACGTGGTGGCATTACGAATGCAAGTGCGGCAGGTTACATTGATGACGAAGGCGAATTTGTAAGTACTGCACTTAATGAAGGACAACGTGACACATTATATAGCAACGCTATTAACCCGGTTACATTTTTAACAGGAGCAGGGTTAGTAAACTTTGGACAAAAAACAAGAGCCAAGAATGCATCGGCACTTGATAGAATCAATGTAGCACGTTTAGTAATTTACTTACGTGGGCAACTTAAAAAACTTGCTAAACCTTATATCTTTGAACCAAATGATAAGATTACACGAGACGAAATTAAGGCGCAAACTGATACTTTGCTACTTGAATTAGTTGGTCAAAGAGCACTTTATGATTTCCTAGTTGTGTGTGATGAATCAAACAACACACCAAGTAGAATTGACCGTAATGAGCTTTATTTAGATATAGCTATAGAACCAGTTAAAGCAGTAGAGTTTATTTACATTCCACTAAGGCTTAAAAATACTGGTGAAATAGCGGGACTGTAAAATGATAAATACTATTAACAGGGAGATATTATAATGAGCATTTCGACATTATCAAAACTTACAGTACCTTTAGATTCAAGTGCATCAGCCTCGAATCAAGGGCTGTTAATGCCAAAACTCCAGTATCGCTTTAGGGTGACATTGGAAAATTTTGGTAGATCAACACCAACAACTGAGTTAACAAAACAGGTTGTTGATGTTACAAGACCTAACGTGTCTTTTGAACAAATCACAGTTGATGTATACAACTCACGTGTATTCCTAGCAGGAAAACATACTTGGGAACCTATTACACTTAACTTACGTGAAGATGTTTCAAACAACGTACAAAAATTAGTTGGTGAGCAACTACAGAAACAATTTGATTTCTTTGAACAATCAAGTGCGGCTTCAGGAAGCGATTACAAATTCGTAACTAGAATTGAAATTTTAGACGGTGGTAATGGT